GCCGTCGCCGGAGCCGGAGCCGTCGCCGTCGCCGGAGCCGTCGCCGTAGCCGTCGCCGGAGCCGGAGCCGTCGCCGTCGCCGTAGCCTTTGCAGTCGTCCACTAGTTGCACCACGGTGACACCCCGGAAATGCTAGCGTCAGCAATTTCAGTGGTAGGGATGATCTCAATCGCCTCGGTTAGCAGGATTTCTGCGACGGGCACTGAAAACTTGCAGTTCTTAGGCTTTCTTACCCCTTCGACCGCCATCTGCGATAGCGATGCAGCTCCGTCCCAATGCCAGATGCGGCGGCTGTCGTGCAGAACGACCTCTTTGCCGTCGCGGCTGGCGAGCGTGCCGTAGTGCACGCCGGCGCTGTACGTCCTGACGATGACTCGTTTGCCAATCATTTCTTTCTCCTTGTTTTAGAAAAACTACAAATACTCTGCATTGTGACGCGCCTTGTACCTGGCCGTTCCGCGCTTGACGACCATCTTCTTCGTCAAGCACTTGGCCGCGAAAGCTGCAGCCTTGGCAACGTTGCGCCGCTTGTTCTTCGCGCAACGGTCTTGTGCCGTGTAGGACACGTTTGAAGGTGTCCGCTTGGCCCTGCCGTGCTTCTTGGAATTTCCGCCTGCTGACATGTTGTTTTCCTTGATTGATGGTGCTTGTAGCCAGTGGTATCGCCTTCGCCTCATGCCCTCGCAAGGGCCGTCTTGACTGTGCTGATTGCCCAGCTCGTGGGCTTGCTGGCAGCCGCGATGCGTTGCGGCATGGACGTAATGTACGGAACCCCGCAGACAAAGTCAACAACTTTTTGTATGGGACCTCGCACACACGATTGATTTCCACCCATTGACATCACGTGCGGGGTTCCGTACAATGTGCGGCATGACTCGTAAAGACATCATCAAGTATTTCGGTACACAAGCCAATGCGGCTCGCCGGCTTGGCGTTTCTCCGCAGACCATCCTTGAGTGGGAATCTGTTGGCGTACCACTTGGTAGACAGTACCAAGTGGAACTTGCTACAAATGGCAGGCTTCGCGCATCCAAGCCTGCAGATCGTCTTTCTGTCGCAGCATGACATAAAGTAGTCTGTTCTCGGTGTCCATAGTCCGCGCCGAGTTTGCCGGCCCTTCGGGGCTGGCTTTTTTATTCTTGTATTGCTGGTCGTTTCCATAGCGTCTAGCCTATTGTTTTGCCCTAAGCACGGAAACCCTAACGAACCCTAAAAATTAGGGAGAAGATGGACCGACGAATGCACCGGCTTTTTTTTGAGGACGAGCATGACGAAGAGAATAAAGCAGCCAATCATCACGACGCTGACCATTCGCCGACTGCTGGCGAACAGTTCAGAAGTGGTCGGGCCAGAAGCAGACTTGGCGTTTGCCGTCATTGCACTAGCCATATTTGACTGCAAAGTCACCAGAGGAAGTTCGAGGCTTAGGATTTCTGCAATCGAGTTCCTAACCGATGGATCGTGCGACCCGTGGTGCGACATGGTTGGACTCAGGCATGAATGGCCGTGGGAAATTGCACAAAAGCTATTCAATGCTGAAAGAGTTGAACGATGGAGGAAAGCGGCATGACTATGTATATGTCGCCAGGACAAGCGGCAGCGTTCAGCGCAAACACCAAGGCTGATACGTTTCTCGACGTAAAAAAGCACGAATTTTGGTGCTTGGCAGGAAAGCACAACGTATCTAACCCCGCAGGGCGAAAACGGCATTTGTCCGGTCGTGGATGGACGTGTGCAGCGTGCGTAGAAAAAAGGAAAAGCAATGGGTAGCAAATTGACAAAAGCGGTAGCTACTAGTTCACTGAAAGAGCACGGCGCGCTCGGACTTGTTGGTTCGAGCAATGAACCGACCTATTTTGGCCAGGCAAAGGAAAGACAAAAACTAGAAGTTGAAATCGCAAGACTTCGTGCCGAAAACGACGCCATGCGTTCGGCATTGGACGTGATGGAGCGCACATTGGCCACCGTTAGGAGCATCGCGTGATGTACGACATCACTGTCGTAACGCTGATCAATCATGGAGGACGGCGCGAAGCGGCTGACCAGATCACGTTTTACCGCGTCGGGGATCATGTTCGCGAACTGATTGCAGAGTCCTGCCGGGTAACGCTGATGAAATTGCTACGGCAGCCAGAGGACCGATCACCTGATGCGTGGAATCTGCAATACAGAACCCTCGTCAGGGACCACAACACAGGTGAGACGCTGCGCGACACGAAGCTAATCACATTTCCAGGCATGTCACGAGAGCAGATCGTCGAGTTCCAGAAATGGGCAGTCCAACAACTGTCAGAGACGATCGATGCAATTGATTTGGAGCGTTCTGGCCATGATAAGCCAGTGCTGCAGAAGCGCAGTGTCGCAATGACGCTGCTTCGACTTGCCCGGGACATCACCAGGCAATATTGGAAAGAGAGAGGATAAAAACATGAGAATAATTGATTTGGATGCGCTTGGTCGTTTGGTGGACGGCGACGGAGCGGGAGCGTCGGCAGTAATGGCGGCAGAGAGCCTTGCTCCGCGTGAACTGAGCGTCAACACCGGACTCGCCGACGAGAACGCGCGCTTGCGCCAGGAAAACAAACACATGCGCGCCGCGATCGACCAGATCAGCGGGACGCTGGCGATTCTGAAGGCGAGCGAACGATGATGACCCCGCAGCAGATGCGCCTGATACGACCGCTGACGCGCCAGCACCCCGCCGCGCAAGCTGTTCTGACGAGCGGCGCAATTGCCATTGGAACGCTGCTGATTGCCTGCACATGGGTGCGCGAATACGGCGAGACGTTCGATGAAGTGATGCGACCAACTGGACATCAATCGTGAATTACTCCGACTTCGTGTCTAGAAAACTCGGGATTGTCGAATCGGTAGGAATTGACGCGCCAATGCGCGACTACGGCCTGTTTCCTCTGCAGAAGATGTTAACCCCATGGGCGCTTCGTCGAGGGCGCGCTGCCATCTTTGCAGATACCGGCCTTGGCAAAAGCCGGATGCAGCTTGCTTGGGCGGATACCGTTCATGCCGAAACCGGGCTTGACGTGCTTATTTTGGCTCCGCTTGCAGTCGCTCAACAAACGGTTGAAGAGGGCGCTCAAATTGGCGTAGCTGTGAATCACGCACGCGAAGCAGACCAGATCCGCCCAGGCGTGAACATCACGAACTATGACCGAGTTCATAAGTTCGACGCATCGCGTTTTGGAGCAATCGTTCTAGATGAAAGCAGCATTATCAAGCACCATGCTGCCAAAACACTGCAAACATTGCTCGAAATGTTCCGCAGCACGCCTTACCGGCTGGCCTGCACAGCAACGCCTTCACCGAACGACTGGACAGAACTTGGAAACCACGCAGAATTTCTTGGCGTATGCTCTCGCGCAGAAATGCTTGCCGAATTTTTCGTACATGACGGCGGCGACACGCAGACATGGCGCCTGAAGGGGCACGCTCGCAAGCTATTCTGGTCATGGGTTGCTTCGTGGGGCGCTATGGTGCGCAGCCCCGAGGATCTTGGTCTTGACGCAAGCGCATACAAACTTCCTCCTCTGAATGTGCATCAGCACACTGTAGATATTGCGCATAATCCTGATCATGGCCTGTTCGCGCTAGAAGCTCAGACTCTCTCAGAGCGTCGTGTAGCACGCAAGGAAAGTCTTGTAGATCGTGTCAGAGCGTGCGCTGAAATCGTCAATGCGTCATCCGGTACATGGCTTGTCTGGTGTGATCTTAACGCTGAAGGGGATGCCCTGGAATCAGCAATACCAGAGTCCGTACAGGTAGCTGGTTGCGACACCGATGAATTCAAAGAGCGAACCCTGCTGGATTTTGCGCATGGAAAGCTGCGTGTTCTGATCAGCAAGCCGAGCATTTGCGGATTCGGCCTGAATTTTCAGGCTGCAACAAATCAAGCATTCGTTGGCGTGACGGACAGCTTCGAAGCGTATTACCAAGCAGTCCGTAGGTCGTGGCGATTTGGCCAAAAATCTCCTGTTGATGTGCATGTTTTCGCCAGCAACCAGGAAGGCGCAGTCGTTGCAAACCTCCGCAGGAAAGAGGCGATTGCAAATACGATGGCCGATGCGATGGCTGCAGAGACGCTTGAAGCAGTTCGTTCGCAAATAGTCGGAGCGAAGAAAAACACGAACATCTATCAACCCTCACGGCAGATTGTTTTGCCGTCATTCTTGGAGGCGACATGAACTGTATCGACCAAACAACCGGCGAGGGATTCGTCTTGTATCACGGAGATTGCGTCGAAGTTCTGCGAGGATTGCCCGACCAGTCGATCCACTACAGCATTTTTTCCCCGCCATTTGCAAGCCTCTACACGTACAGCAACAGCCCACGCGACATGGGAAACTGCCGCACGAATGAGGAGTTTTTCGAGCACTTCGCATTCCTCGTTGAAGAACTGAAGCGAGTCATGCGCCCAGGAAGAAACGTGTCTTTTCACTGCATGCTGTTCCCGGCCAGCAAGGAGCGTGACGGATTCATCGGCCTGAAAGACTTTCGCGGGGATCTGATTCGCGCATTCCAGGCGCAAGGGTTCATCTTTCATGCAGAAACGGTGATCTGGAAAGATCCGGTCACGCAGATGCAGCGGACAAAGGCGCTCGGGTTACTCCACAGGTCTGTGCGTGAAAACTCCGCAATGTGCCGCATGGGGATACCCGACTACCTCGTGACGATGCGTGCGCCAGGTGAGCAGCTTGACCGCGTGACGCACACCAGAGAGGACTATCCCGTAGATCGCTGGCAGAAGGTGGCAAGCCCGGTATGGATGGACATCAACCCGTCGGACACACTGCAATATCAATCGGCGCGAGAGCACGACGACGAAAGGCATATTTGCCCTCTTCAGCTGGAAGTCATCCGTCGTGGTGTCGAACTTTGGACCAACCCAGGCGACGTTGTTCTTTCCCCTTTTGCGGGCATCGGCAGTGAGGGTTTCGTCAGCTTGCAAATGGGAAGGAAGTTTGTCGGTGTTGAACTGAAGGATTCGTATTATAAACAGGCGAGTCAGAACCTTGCCGCAGCGATGCGCACGACTGATGATCTTTTTTCGGAGTTTGCAGTATGAAAATAGCACGCCCAAAAGGCCCAT